GGAGCCAGATGGGTCAAAATTGAGGACAGTGTGAGAATAACTACAACGAACAACGATTCTAGAGGGAATTACAAAACAAGTTTCGTCAACAATGCAACAGAATCGACAATAAACGGACTAACGGTAACACAAAGACAGTCATTGACGGATGCACTGAAACCAAAGGCTGACAATTAAGAATGCTACACTTTTACGAGGGACAGGTTAGGAAATTTTTAACTCAATTCATCAGGATATTGAGCAATTTCTCTGTGGAGACTGGCAAGGCCAAGGATGGAGGTATAAATCTTCGGGCGGTGCCTGTGGTGTATGGAGACCCCACAAGACAGGTTGCCAACATAATCAGGAACAATTCAGAGAATGCCCTCAGTTATGCACCTAAGATTGCTTGTTATGTCAGAGAATTGAACTATGACAGGGAAAGAATGCAGAACCCTTATCACATAGAGAAACAGCATTTACGAGAGAGAGGCATAGACTCAGACGGCAATTATACCAACGAGATGGGTGCTGGATACACGGTTGAGAAAGTTATGCCTTCACCTTTCAGATTGGAAGTGACCGCAGATATTTTCTCATCAAACACAGATCAAAAACTGCAGATACTAGAACAGATACTATACTTGTTCAACCCAGATTTTGAGATACAAAAGACAGACAACTACATAGACTGGACAAGTTTAAGTTATATTGAGTTAGGTAATATTACATTTAGTTCGAGAACTATTCCAGTGGGTGCAGATTCTGAAATTGATGTAGCAACATTACAGTTTAGTATGCCAATATGGCTGTCTCCACCTGTAAAAGTTAAAAAACTTGGTGTGGTACAGAAGATCATAATGAGCATATACGACGACGACGGCGGCATAGCAAAAGGACTGATAGACGGAGAACTAGTGTCGAAGAGTTTCATAACACCAAACAACTTTGGATTGTTGGTCACAGGAAATCAATTGAGACTGTTAGGTACGACGGGAGTAAATGTCAAATCAGGCGGAGATGGATTCCAGACTGGTGCTAACGAGCCCAACAACTTTGATCCTTTCGAAACTTTTGGTCCGGCGGTGAACTGGAAAGTTCTTTTAGATCAGTATGGCAAGGTCACAAATGGCACATCACAGATAAGATTGACACAACCAAACGGCAACGAGATCGTTGGTACCATAGCAACATCAACACTGGATGACACAATTTTGTTATACACCATAGATGGCGACACAATACCAAGCAACTCATTGACAGCGGTCAAGAAGATCATAAACCCAGCAACATTTGATCCAGGTACACCTGCTAATGGTGACAGATACTTGGTAATAAATGACGTGGGAGATAGCACAGCCAGTTTCCAGAGTGCCACTTGGGGTACACTTGTGGCCCGCGTTGGCGACATCATAGAATACAACAGTTCAACATCAAAATGGAACATAGCCTTTGACGCATCAAATCCAGATTCTACACAACACTACGTTACCAACCTAAACACAGGAATACAGTACAGGTTCAATGGTACAGAATGGGTCAAATCATACGAGGGTGTGTACACACAAGGTAATTGGAGCATTGTCTTAGACGGCGGAGCAGACCCAGGGTACAACTCAAGCCTTGACGCTACCACTCCATAGTTGTTATAATAAAGCATGAAAGAAAACATAGTCTGTTCAGGTGCCCTGTTCTACGCAACAAACACCAAACGTTTCCTGTTCCTACAGAGGACTGACCGCAAAACACAAGGAATGTGGGGTTTGGTTGGCGGCCAAAGTAAATTTACGGAGAGTGCTTTCGAAGGATTGAAACGTGAGATAGAGGAAGAGACGGGCAGTTTACCTAAATTTAAAAAAGTAATTCCGCTAGAAATGTTCACATCAAACGATCAGAAGTTCTTCTTCCACACATATCTAATAGCCATTGACGCAGAATTCATACCAAAATTGAATGAAGAACATTCAGGATACTGTTGGTGTGCTTTTGAATGTTGGCCCAAGAATCTACACATGGGTCTCAAAAATACACTTAACAATAAAAGCATAAAAGGCAAGTTACAGACTATATTAGATTTGATTGTTTAAAAATCTTTAATGTATTTTTTGCCTGTTAGTTTCTCAATATCACGGATCATCTCTTCCATGTTTACCCTCACAGTCTTGCCAGTTTTTGTGTTCCTAGAGTAGTATTCCCAATCACCTTGTTCGTTGTGTGGAGATATTTTGGTAACGTTGCCCGCTTCGTCCCTTACGAAAACTTCTGCACTGGATGATTCGTCCTTGGCGTAGATGTGTGCATTGTTAGCCGCAGTAGAAGGATCACTTCCCACAGTCAATGCAAGTGGACTGCTGAATGTTTTTGCACCTGTTATGGTCTGTGTTGTGGATACCAACACCGTGTCTGCCGTTGATGCACCCGCTGATCCCCTCAACATGTGTACCCTGTAACCGTTCACGGTTGTGCTCGCTCCTGATGTGGACGCCGCTTTTACTGTGACTGTTGATCCAGACTGTGTTGCGGAAAATGTCAATTGATCCGTGCCTTTTGTAGAAATTGCCGGACCAACGGCAATGTATGCATCATCGTTTGATACAACCATTACCTCAGTGGCACTTGCCGCACCTTCCGAGGCATTGTAACCTGTGAACACATAGAACGCACCTGTGTACGCAGAATTGACAAACGAGTCTACTGTTGTCGCAGTTGAACTCACTGTTGTTGCCGCAACAACGTTCACGTTATCTCCTGAAGATCCTGATTCATCGTCCGCTAGTAGAATCCTGTATGCAGTGACCCTAAGGTTTGGTTCGTTACCTTGAGCACTGACCACCACATTTGAACCATCAACAGCCGCCGTCAAATTGATTAGATCATTGGATCCTGTGTTGGTAACTCCGTATGCTGTGATGAATGCCGTTGTGCCGTCATGTACGACCAGTGCTTCTATGTTCGTGACTTCTGTCTTTGATGCGTTGTTGACAGATATGTAATACTTGGCCGCCCGGTATGATGCCTTGGCCCAACTGTCTATGCTTTCCGAAGCAGAGTCAACGTCAGTGTTGATCACGTTGGTCACATTACCTGTCGTGCCCGCTGAGGTGTTATCTCCTAGTGCTATCCTGTAGAAGCTCACGGAGTTTACAACACTTGTACCTGTTGCTTTCAGTCTTGCATTGCCACCAGTTACATCAGCATCTATTGTTACGAAACTGTTTGTGGTATCACTTTTCAGAATGTGTGATGACGATACGACTGCGTCCGAATTGTTGTGTGCCAGGCTGTGTTTTGCAGTTGAAACTTGATCGTTTATCTCGTCCCTGGTCACTGTCAAGTACCATGCACTGTCAAAACTACTGGTCGTGAATTGGTTTACTACTTTTCCCTGTGTGCTTATTGCCGTGCTGTTGCCAGTTAGTGTGTCGTCGGTGTTCTCAGACGTTGAACTTGTGGCGCCCAGTTGTGCCCAGCCTCCCGATGTGGTGTAGCCCTCTATGGCGTCCGTGCTTGAGTTGTACCTTATCTCACCGGTTGAACCTGTCGGTCGCTGTGCTGTTGTACCATTGGGTATAGCCAGTGATGATGTGCCCTCGAATATGTAACGTCCTGTGCCCGAGTTGTCAAACGTCATGTCTGCGTTTGATGGTGCACTCATGGTAGAGCCATTGAATGTGAAATCACCCACACTTATCGTTGCGAAACTTAAGGTGCCCGAACCATCCGTGGTCAATACCTGTCCTGCACTTCCATCTGCCGTGGGCAGTGTGTATGCACTGTTTATTGTCAGTCCTGTTGCGGCGATCGTGCTGTTGAATGTTGCGGCACCAGCCTCACTCATGTCCAGTGTCAATGCTGTGATACCCGAACCACCATCATTACCTTGGAATGATAAATCCTTATCTTGTGTTTGTGCTTTGATATTAACATTTGAAGAATTGTTATAGATTTTTAGAAGTTCAACACCATCATCTCTCCATATTAGATCACCTCCTCCAGCGTCTAATATAATATCTCCCGCGGCATCTAGATTAATGTTACTGCTAGATGATATTGTTAAATTTGTTCCATCACCCACAATGTTTTCTCCAGCATCTCCGAATATTACTTTCTTGTCGTTTGCTAAAGTTATGTCACCGGTTGTTGTTAAGTTTCCTGAACTATCCCCTGTTATCCAAGTAGTTGTAGTTGTGAAATCATTTCCAGCAATTTTTAATTGTCTATCTCCTGTTGTTGAATCAGCATCCACATTTCCAATAATTACATTACCATCACCAGTAGTAATATTATCGCCAGATGCACGACCTATCCCTATGTTATAGCTTCCACCGGAGACTTGTGATAATGCTAAGGCCCCGATTGCTGTATTACTTGCAGTAGAGCCGTCACTGGCCTGCAAGGCTTCTGACCCAATAGCAACATTAAAATTAGAACCTGTAATTTGATAACCTGCTCGATAACCCATGAACACGTTTTTTTGAGCATTAGTTATTGCTTTTCCTGATTCACTACCTATAACAGTATTTTTTGAACCAGATGTTATACTTTGTAAGGCTTCAATACCAACACCTGTGTTTTCTACTGCTGATGATAATGTTCCAGTTGTTGCATGACCAACTAATAATGAATCTGTAAAATTTGTTCCTGCGATTTTTATAAAATCACCTGTGGGTGAGTTAATAACTGGAGCAGTTAAAGTTTTGTTTGTTAATGTCTGTGAAGCAGTTAATAATGCGATAGCACTTGTGTTTGATAGGTCAGTTGACGCAATAGTAATGGCACTGGTACCATCGAAACTCTGTCCCGCTATGTTCCTTGCAGTCGCTAGTGCTGTGGCAGTCGCGGCATTTCCTGAGAAACTGCCTGCAAACGCTGTTGCAGTCACGGTTCCGTCTACATGTAATGCTGTTGTGGGTTCTGAAGTACCAATGCCCACACGACTGTTCGTGACATCGAGATACAGTAGGTTTGTTTCAAATGCCAGGTCCGTACCATTCCTAGTCAAGTTTGACTTCAGTACTGACCCAGATATACGACCTATGGCCATACCGGGTACTCCTTATAATAATGTTAGTGTAGCATATGCCACACACAGCCTCGTTATCATTGCCGGCTGACAGCAGTGCTAGTATTTATGCTATTTGAATGTCCACACCTGATCTGGCCATTTTTTCTCTATTCTAGTCATTCCCCAACTGGTCAGCAGTTCCAATATCTGTTTTTTGTGTATGCCATATCTTTGGCTAGATTTGTTGCCTTCTATCTGGATAATGGGACTGTTGGTCATGATTGTGTGTTCTGCACCCCTGAGCACAGGCATTTCATAACCCTCGACATCTATCTTGATGACATCTACGTTGTCGAAATTGTAACTGTCTAGTGTGTTTATTCCGGTATCTCCCTTGGGAGCAGTGACATGATTGGTGCCAGAATGTGTGTCATAGCCCATGGACACTGTGCCTCTAGATTCTCCCAGTGCCGTCTTGTGCAGTGTGCAGTTGTCGTAGGTCGAGATGTTGTGCTCCAGCATGGGCAGTATTCTCTTGTTGGGTTCGAATATCTCTAATCTTTCGGCATGGGGTTGCCAGAAAAGAGACCATGGACCCCACCATGCACCCACGTCAATTATTCTACGCAACTTCCTGTCTGCGACATGCTTCAACAGTATGTCGTAGTTTCCGTTTTTATCTGTGAATTCTTTCTGTACAGTCATAAAAAAAAGGGCGATGTTGCCACCGCCCTTTGTGTTCTATTAAAAAGTAAATTTACTTATTAGTTGTTGGTTCTAACCGCACAATTTACCAATTTGATATTTGCATCTGTGCTAGTTTCCAATGCTCTACCAATAACGTTGAAAGGAGAGATTGACTCTCCTGCCGCTACTGCTCTAGCACAACCTTTGATTGATGAAGTAACAAGTCTTTGACCTTTGTTAACTACACCTGTAACTCTAACTGGTGTTCTACCTGTCATTGCTACAAACGGGTGTGAATCATCTGATCCTGCACCTGCGTTCATCATGTATGCTGGTTTGTGAGAGATAACACCAAAAACGTCCTGGGACATTTCTGAAGTTGCTTCTGTGATCTCTGCTGAACCGCCTACTTCTACAACTGAACCGATTTCCATAGGAGCGTCTGCTTCGAAACGCTCGGCAACGTCCGCGTACTGCGCCTGTGATGCCGTAGTGGATAAAACGTTGGTTGATGGATTGTAACTTAGACCAGTGTCTGTTTCGATGCCCTGTGTTCCAGTCGCCCCGTCAACGAACGTCAAGTAAACAGTTTCGTTGGCTGAGTTGTTAGCCGTTACCGTGACCGCAGTTCCGATCGCCGCCGTTCCTGACGTGTTCTGGTTACCTGCTGTGTTCACACCTGGCAAGTTGATCGCCGCTGAACCATTGAATGAAACGCCACCAATGTTCCTTGCATTCGCCAAAATTGTGGCAGTTGCCGCATTTCCCGTACATGATCCTGAACTTCCCGATGCATCACCTTCCAGGTCCGCTACTAGTGTACCTGCTGTGATTGAGATGTTTCCTGTGCTTGACGCTGTGGCTGAGGTTGTACCCAACGTGAACTTGTCCACGGACTCGTCCCACATGAATATGGCGTTGTCGCCTGTTGAACCCCTCTCGATGATTATACCTGAGTCGTTTGCGTTTGAACCCGCGCCTGAGTTTAACTCAAGCAAGTTGTCATCAAGTGTTGTGTTTGTTGAGTTCACTGTGGTTGTTGTACCGTTGACTGTTAAGTCACCTGACACTGTAAGTGCTCCAGAAACTGTTGTCAAGCCAGTTGTGGTTAAGTTCAATGCACCAGTTGATGTTACAGTTAAGTCTGTTCCGTCTGACTCGATCTTCTCACCACCTGCACCAAAGGCAATTCCCACGTTGTTTGGAATGTGTACGTCTGAAGTTGCTGTTAGGTTGATCTTTGCTCCTGATGTGATTGTAAGGTCTGTGCTGTCGCCCTCGATCTTCTCACCTGTGCCAAACGTGATTCCCACGTTTGCTGGTACAACGATGTCTGCCACGGCAGTCAAATTGATGTTGTTTCCTGATATAGTCAAGTCTGTTCCATCACCTTCGATCTTCTCAGCCGCATCACCAAATACCATACCAACGTTGTTAGGTAAGTGTACATCTGATGTTGCTGTTAGATTGATCTTAGCACCTGACGTCACTGTAAGATCTGTATCGTCACCTTCGATCTTCTCACCTGAACCAAATGTTACACCTACGTTTGCAGGTACTACTACATCTGAAGTTGCTGATAGGAGGATCTGAGCGCCTGATGTTACTGTAAGGTTTGTGTTATCGCCTTCGATCTTCTCACCTGAACCAAATGTTACACCTACGTTTGCAGGTACTACTACATCTGATCCTGCTGTAAGATTGATTGCACCTGTTGCCGTTAGTGTAGTAGCCGCTACTGCGAAGTTTGCCACTTCTGTTGCATCAGCTGATACTGTGATTGCACCCGTTCCTGAGTCAGTTACTGTTACGTTACTGTTACCTTGGTTGATTGCTGTTGTTGAAATAGCCGCGATTGAATCGTCTACGTATTTCTTGTTGGAGAAGTCACCGTCAGCACTTGGTGCCCCCGTTGCTCCACCTGTTATTTTGTTAGTTGACGCATCAATTACGATGTCACCAACTGAGATACCATTGTGTACCCTAAAGTTTCTTGTTGTCATAGTTCCATATTTCCCGTATGAGTTAAGTTAATAAAGTTGGGTCGTAAAAAAACGCCCCAACAGTAGTATTTACCATTGGGGCGTTTAGAATTATCTGTAGGGTTCTAGTTTTGCCTATTACGCCGCTACAAGTGAGTACTGTACTTTGGCCGCTGTTACACCACCTGTACTTACTGCTTGTACGTTCACTGTTCCTGAATCATATTCTGCAGTAACCGTTCCTAAGTCTGTAGAACCGGTGTTAGTAATACCTAACACAGTGACAAATGCAGTTGTACCATTGTGTACAACAACACCTTTCATCGCCGCGTACTCTGTGTTAGCAGTGTCTGTCATCTGGATGAATATCTCAGCACTTCTGTAAGTAGAAGCGTTGAAACTCATGATAGTTGTCGCACTTGATGTAAAGTTAACTGAACTTGTCTCAGATCTCGCAACACCACCTGTTACTAGTGAAGTACCATCAGCACCTGTGATCGCAAATATCCTCGCCGCACTGTGTGGGGCAGAAGTAAATGTGATGTTGGTACCTGATACACTGTAGTTCTCAGTTGGCTCTTGGTATACGTTGTCTATGTAAACGAAAACGTTGTTTGCTGATTCTGGAGCAGAGCTGAAGAAACCAGTGAACGTAGTTGTTGATCCGTCACCTGTTGTTGATTCCTTAGTGAAAGTCGGTGCATCACCGGCAATCGCAAAGTTGATAAATGTTGATCCATCTGCACAACCTTCGTAACTTCCAGTTGTTGTGTTGAATCTGATGATACCTGTAGCACCAGTTGGTCTTTGACCAGTTGATCCATTAGGCAATCTCATTGCATCGGTTGAACCTGATAAGTCCAAGTCATACGCCGGAGTGGCAGTCTTGATACCAACGTGATCCTCAGAACCATCTACGAACAATGCGTGTGCATGTCCATTCGATTCTACTCTGAAGTCAACACTTGCTGAACTCTCGTTGATCGTAACGTTTCCACCGTCTAATTCAACAGCAGTTGATATTGTGACTGCACCTGTTGAGTCAGCAATGGCAATCGCCGCTGTTCCGTCATTGGCTTTGATGTTAGTGACCTGTGCGTTGGTCAACGTAGCAGTTGTAGCCGCAACAGTTGAGAACGTACCTGCCGCCGCACTGTTGGCACCGATCGTAGTACCGTCTATGGCACCACCGTTTATGTCCGCTGTGTCTGTAGTGAATGTTTTACCAGTCGCAACAGTCAAGGCCTGACCTGCCGTGATCAACTCTGAACTGTTAGAAGTATCAAACTTCAAGTATGAGTTTGAACCTTCCTTGATGTCCAAAGCCGCCGCTGTGTTGTCAGTTAGTGTGATACCTACTGTTGTACCGTCTGCACTGATTGTGTCAAGTGCTATGTCACCCACGTTCGTGATGTTATTGTCACCAAAACTAGGAGCCGCCGCAAATGTTACAACACCACTTGAGTTGGTCATTGTCATAGCCAGTGCACCGTCTGCCGCTGAAACTGTTGTTGTCTCAACATCTGATGCAGTGATTACACCTGCTCTCACGTTTGCGTAAGAGTCGATTGTGATGTTACCTGCTGTTGTTCCATCCTCGCCTGATGTTACTGCAAACGCGAATTGGTCAGTAGACTCGTCCCAAATGAATGACACGTTGTCTTGTGATCCCCTGTTTAAGAACAGACCCTGGTCAAATGTGTTTGCATCTCCACCTGAGTTGTTTTTTGCTAGTGTTAAAAGCGGATCTTCAATAGTCAATGTTGCACTGTCAACTGTTGTTGTAGTACCATTTACAGTCAAGTTACCTGCAACTGTCAACGCTGTTGTTACTTCAACGTTACCTGTTGAATCAGCGATCGTCATTGATGCTGTTCCATCATTGGCCTTCAAGTTTGTAGCCTGTACATTTGTTGCAGTGGCAGTTGTGAACGTACCTGCCGCGGCACTCGCCGCACCAATTGTCGTGCCGTCTATGGCACCACCGTTTATATCTGCTGTGTTAGTTGCTAGAGTGACACCATTTGCGATGGTCATGTTCTTGCTCACAGTGATCAGTTCTGAACTGTCTGATGTTGCGAAGTTCATGTACACATTGGATCCCTCTTTGATCTCCATTGCGTTCGCTTTGTTGTCGTCTAATAATAGGTCGAATCCGTTGCCATCATCTGAACTCAGTGAGTCAACGTTGATGTCTCCAACGTTCAGTGCGTTCAAGTCACCTAGGTCAAATGATCCAGCAACCACGAGGTTGGTCACCGTCGTAGTACCAGTACCATTAGGGGTTATGGCAATGTTACCGTTCGTTGTGCTTGACGAAATGGTCATGTCAGCTATTTTTAAATTGTTCATCTCGATGTTACCATTGTCCCTGATGTGCATGGCATCACCATAGGTCTTCGTTTGGAAGTGGATCGCATCCTCGTCTGTTGTTCTCTCTACTTCAATGGTTGTGTCACCGTCTGTGTCTGCTAACGCAGTACCACCTGAAAGCACCGCCCACGCACTGTTGGCGTAACCCTCGATCTGTGCTGTTGTGCTGTTGTATCTGATGTCACCGTTGGCCGCTGAACCTGGTCTTTGGCCTGTTGTTCCTGCAGGTAATCTTACTGCGTCAGTTGCCGAGATGTGTAGTGTTGTTGCCGGTGAGGCTGTACCTACACCGATCCTACTATTGGTTACATCTAATGCTAATAAATTTGTTTCAAATGTTAAATCCGTACCTGATCTAGCCAGGTTGGCAGATAACATCTGTCCTGTTATTCGTCCTATTGCCATTGTTTTATCCCCTTATCGATAATTGATTGTCTTGCAAAACTACTGATATTTATGTTATTATAGTGATTATGACTCTGTTAAATACCGTAAGACCATGAAAAGTGCATACATAACAGTTGTGGGTAACCTGCCCATACGATTCGACATAGAACAGGCCCGTAAACTGGGACCTGTTGTTGCATCTGCCAATTCCAATAAAAGTATAGAATTCGACTACGCCACAGTAAACACGGAAACAACCTTGCAAGACATTCTTAATTCCGCCAATTTTCGGAACACAGAACTGTTGGCACCGGAGCAGTTATTCAAGAAATATGTGTTTTTCGATGGGGTAACTTGCCTGCCTGACTTCCCGGGATTGAAAAGTTATGATATAGATCCTGAGAAGTGTTCCACACAGACTTTGAGCCTGATGTTGGCAGTTTATCTGAGACAGACCATTGTGTTCTTGGTAGGCTATGACATATCCAATCCCACAGAATTGACCAGATTGAAGAGCATAGCACTGGCCAACCCACAAACAAAATTCATGTACATATGCAATCCACCCAGGACACACCAACTAGACGACCTGGAAAATGGATTCTGCGACACGTTCGTGAAATTTCAGGAGTTGATAGATCGTGCAGAATAAAGCAGTTTTCTACAAGTATAGTTTAAAGTTGATGTGGCCTGCCATGTGTCGGAATCGTAGTGTTGAAATACTGAAGGACAGACCAGATCTTGTTGACCAAATGAACAAATTCCGTATGAAAGTCGAAAATGTGTTAAAGATCGTGTGTCGTAAGCACTACCAAGTGGATGCAACATACATGATGTCAGGCGTGAGGCTTTGGTTCGAGTCAGGGCAGGACTGCTATGACTTCATAATAAGACAACCTGAATTTGAATGGGAGGTACAACCTGAAATTTCAGTCATGAACAAAGTCACCAGCCAACTACAAACATTTGATATAGTGTACACACCAACTGGTGTGACGATAGATTAATCAGCGAAACCGTGTAATATCGAGATCCTAGCGCCTGCGTGTGCGGCCTCACCGAAGTCTATGGTTGTTCCCGCTATGGTATAGTTCTGTGTGGGTTCCTGCATCACTCCATCTATGTACACCACTATGTTTTCCACGCCAGAAGGACTAATACTCATTGTGAATGACTGTGTGGACCCGTCACCTGCAAATATGTCTTTGGTAACATTGTCTGCATCATGGTCTGTACGTAGATTGGTGTAGGTCGATCCATCCTGTGATACTTCGTATCTGCCTGTCTGTGTGTTGAATCTTATTACACCTTCCTGTGCAGTGGGTCTCTGTGCTGTCGTACCTGTTGGTAGTACTATACCTGTGTCTGCCGAGAACACATACTGTCCGGTTCCTGCTGTGTCGAATTCCATATCGGCATTGGACGAGCCTGTTGACAATTTGTTTCCTGAGAATCCAAAGTCGCCAGTGGACACTGTGTTGTTGTGTAATCCTAGTGTACCTGTGTATCTTGCACCTGATATGTAAACCGATTTACCTGTGAAACTTATACCATTGGGTAGGTTAGCACCAATGAAATGTAGCACACCAGATTGGTAATCAAAGAACCATTCGTCGTTGTTACCTGAACCTGTTGCAAAAACTTGATCACCCGATCCAGCGGCATTGCTGGCATCACTTGCAGTGTGTATATAAACTTTTACTTGATATGTTGAACCAAACTCCGGTGGGATCCAATCAGTCAACCCCGTCTTCCAGGTCCTGTTTGCTGTTGATGTTCCATCTGCTGTTGTCTCATCTGGTGTACCTGTTGGATAAACTGTGACCACGCCTGCCGATGATCCTGGCATCGTTGCTGGTATTAGATTTGCTTGGTTCCATGTCTTGTCACCCCTTAGTAGTAATGGTGATGCTATGGCTTCGTTGGGTGCTTTCTTGGCCGCATTGGTGTCTGTCTTCGTGGCACCATAACCGATCTTCTTCCAAAGATAGTCTACTTTTTTTGCGTCAGTTATTGCCATTAGTCTATTGCCAGTGCTGTAACACTGTCTCCTGAATTTAATTTTATTCTAACCAATACCACATTACCTGTGGCGTTGGTCGCGTTCTCTGTACCCAGTGTGAACGTGAATTCCTGTCCCGAATATGTGGTGTTGTCTACGACTCTGTCTCCAGAGTTAAACGCACAACCGTTGGATCCGTTACCGCCTGCGCCTGTGTTTGCTCCTGGAACACCTGAGCCACCATATGTTGTTGAACAATCCAACCAGCCATTCAATCCACTTGCACTGTCAATTGCTGTGCCTGGTGCGGCTATGAACATTCCTGAAACTTTACCGGACATCGTTAGGTTAAAGTTGGCCATAGTGGTCCTCCTGAAGGCGAATGTGTAGTACTGTGCCTCGCCACCGTCTCTGCCTGTGTTCAAGTCAGGCCCTACTGGTAGGTATCCCGAACTCAAGTCTGTAGTGAAGTGTTTGATCGTTCCAAATCTTGATATTGCTTCATTGGTCCCCGCCACTGTGACTGCACCCGACCATGCTGAGTCTGTGTAGTAGTTGGCATTTGAAGAATCGAACAAGGACGGTGTGTCACTTGACAGGGATCCAAATCCACTTATCCTTACAGCGTCGTCATCAAAGCCGGCGCCGAGAGAATCTGATACAGTTATACCACCTGCTTCGTTGTCTAAAGTCAGTAACGAGTTGGTATACACTTGAATTTTTGTTGAACTAGCATTGTAAGAACCTGTACCATTTGCGTTCTTACTTCTTGCTTTGATTGTTTTAATAGACCTCACACTTGAACTTGTTATCGGAACTGTCACCGCTCCTATGGTGTATGCACTAGCGACACCTGTGTCTGTTACAGGTACACTAGATGACAGCATTGATGATGCTCCATCCACTTGTGCGTATGTGAAATTTGAATCTGTTATGACATTGCCTGACGTTGACTCTTGGTTGGTGTCGTTGTCAACTTCGTGTGGTGAAGTGGTGTCCTGGTAGGCCTGGCCTGTGAAGTTAGCAATGGTTGTGCCTGTCACTGTCACTGTCGGGGATCCTGTGTTGTAGTATGGTATTCCAGAAATATATCGTTTAGATCCTGCCGTGCCTTCTGCCACTGTACCTATTGCTGTTGTAGGGGCGGCCGTGACGTCGTCCCTTAACACATGGACATAGTTTGTGTTGCCGGTCGTACTGTGTGTCAGTCTCTGTGCGTTTAAACCTACGGAATAACCGGTTAATGCCTTGGTGATCTTGGCACTTGCCACCAAATATAGACGCTGAGGATACGAACTGACCACTGTGTCATAGTCCACGTTCGAAGTTACAACCAATGACGTGAAAGTTCCTGTTTCGTTTTCTGATGCTGAAAATGCCTTGGCACCATCTGCTGATGCATTGATATCTGCTGTGAGTGTACCTGTAGCACCGTTGTAGAAGTTAGACATTGTTGCCGTGTCAATTGTACCTGACGTGTAACGTCTTGCTGTGGTAGAACTTAATGATGTGCCTGCTGACAGTGTGGATGCTGAGCCTGTGTTGTCCGTGAAAGTAGCACACAGTTTAGGTGACGTACCTTGTGCCGAGTCACTCAATGTTAAACTTTTAGTTGATAGGTTGGCCGGTGCACTTGGTGTTGCTTTCATGACGAATGTCACTGTTTCCTCGTCATCTTGGAAGAACGTGTCTGGCGTTCCTGATGCCCTGAATCCGAAGTTAATGTTACCTGCTGATGTGCCTGAGTAGTTTTTGTCCAGTGTTGCACCGATGCTTCCTGCATTAGATCCGTTTTCCGCCACGGTGGTTATAGAACTGGAGTCATTGAAGAAATCATACTCGTAGTTGTCTGCATTCTGTGAAGTATTAGTGAATCTTGCTATTGCTCTGTTTGTTCCATCCAGGTCAGTGAAGTCGTATAGTGTCAGGCTGTTGTCGCCTGAACCTGTGTTTGTTGTGACTGCCGCACCGGCAATGTTTGCTCTAACATCTGGCTCGACAATTATGTTAATAGCCGCGTTTGAAGGTGAACCTGTGTGCCCATTGGCCAGTGATAATGATGTGTTGTAGGTCACTGTCGTACCGTTGCTTTGTTCAGAACCACTCAAATTAAATGTGTTGTTGATTGTGTTGCCTGTGTCTCCGGATCCACCTGAGCCCACCGCAACCACTGTGTTGGAATCACCCTCTCCAAAGTTGTAGGTGTATTGTTGAGTGGCTGAAAAAGCAGAATTGGCCCCTGGATTCGACGCTGTGCTGTTGGTGAATGTCACAGGGAAGCCTGATGTTGATTCTTCATTGATTCCTCTCACAACTCCTCCTGCCGCTGTGTAGGCCGCAGTGTGAGTTGAATATACTTCAAAATTATTTGTTGCCGTTTGCGGGAAGGTAGATGCATCTGCAGTGGGGTGTGTAAGTAACCTCAACTTTATTGCATACTTGGTATCCCCTGTACCTGTACCTGAAACTGTTGATCCATCATCACCTGCAGAGTTATTATATGTGTGTGCCAACCTTGCTCCGCCCTGTCCACCTGCCGCAGTGTTATTGGCAATTGTGTTTTCTGATCCATCTCCCCAATCAACATCAAACGTGTTTGTCGAGGCGGTATTTGTTGTGTTGTTCTGTAGATATACTGTTGCTCCTGTGTTGGCTATTGTGATTGGAGAACCCCCTGACGATGCCGCGTACATGGCAAACTGAACTACCGGCGCCGCTGTGGCTATGGCAATGTAATTTGTTCTTGTCAGACTTGCTTCTGATCCTGACGATCCTGATACTGCCGCGGTGTTGTTGTATGCTCTCACTGTTATTGATTGCAGGCCTGTGTTGTTGTACTGGTGAGTTGGACTAGTTGACGAAACTGTTTCAGAGTTCCCATCTCCCCAAGTTATGTCGTATCTGTTGGCGTTACCCACTGCCGTAATTGATAAAGTGATTGTGTCTCCTGATGATATGGTGACCGAACTTGAGGTGAAGGTAACACTTTTCACGTATGTGTTGTTCCTGATGTTCTCCATGGTCTCGTTCAAGGCATCTATCGCTTCTGTCACTTTTGTTGTTGAAGTCAGTTGAGTAAATGACCCATCACCGAATGTCGAGTCTGCCGGTGTGCCTAAATTTGTCCCTGCACCATCACTGCTGGATATACTACCTATGGAATCGTCCACATATTTCTTGGTTGATGCGTCTGAGTCCGCGGCAGGTTCTCCTATCTGTACTTTGGCCAGGGTAAGATTAGAATAATCCGTGACCGTCGATCCGTCCTGTGTTGTTGTTCCAAATCTAAATTTGTCTACGGTCTCGTCCCAGATGAACAAAGCATTGTTTTCTGCTGTCCTGTTGATCATTATACCAGCATCCGTGGCACCTGAGGCATTCTCGTTGATTGTGATTATGTTGTCTTCGACAACTAAATTCTGTGAGTCTATGGTTGTTGTGGTACCCTGCACCACCAGATCTCCTGTGATTGTCTGATTACCTGATATACGAGCATTACCCGTCACATCCAGTTTGAAATTGCCAGGACTTGCTGTTCCTATACCTATCCTGCCGTTGCTAACGTCAAGATGTAGGAGGGTGTCGTTGAACGACAGATCCGTGCTACGGATAAGGTTCGATTCTAAGGTTTCGCCTGCTATCTTGTTTATTGCCATAATACTACTTTAATATTTACCAATTAGTCTTACGGTTGGAAACACACACTAAATAATCATTATATGGCACTATTACCTATCAATAAATCTGACAAAGTTAGTAAGTCCAGGATCGCTGTACAACAGATC